ACAGATCTACGGTAAGCGTGCAGATATGATTATCGTAGATGACGCTGTTACCTTAAAGAACGCTAACGAGTTTGAAAAGCAGATTCGCTGGTTAACTCAAGACGTACGCTCTCGTTTGAACCCTACTGGTAAACTAGTAGTCATTGGTACAAGAGTTGCAGCTATGGACTTATACCGCGAACTTCGTAACGAAGACCGCTACCCTGGCGGGTTAGTTCCTTGGAAGTATCTTGCGATGCCGGCGCTTCTTAAAACAGATGAGGACCCTGATAAGTGGGAGACTCTCTGGCCTGCAAGTGATGCTCCCTTTGATGGACAAGTAGAATCTGATTTGAATGAGGACGGCCTCTATCCTAGATGGAATGGTCGCAACCTTTACAACGAACGCCAAGCTATGGATGCAAGTACCTGGGCTTTAGTTTATCAACAACAAGATATCTCAGATGATGCAATTTTTGATCCAGTATGTGTGCGAGGTTCTATAGATGGTATGCGTAAGGCAGGTCGCTTGGTTCCTGGTAACCCAGGCCATCCACGCGATGTCAACGGCTTTTCTTTTATTTGTGGCCTTGATCCCGCTATGGTTGGTGATACAGCCGTCGTTTGTTACGCTGTTGATAGGGTTACTCATAAACGTTATATCGTTGATGCTATTAAGATCACTCGTCCTACGCCTGCGGCGATACGCCAACTAATCTTTGATTGGACTTCCCTATACCAGCCTAGTGAGTGGATAGTAGAGAAAAATGCTTTTCAGTCCTTCCTTACACAAGATGAAGGCATCCGCCAAAATCTTGCAAGCCGAGGAGTACTATTACGTGAACACCACACAGGAAACAACAAGTGGGACTCAGGTTTCGGTGTTGCCAGTATGTCAACATTGTTTGGAACGAAGCAATTTGACGGGAAACACCATAGAGACAATCTTATCCATCTTCCTAGCGATCAGACAGAAAACATCAAAGCTCTTATCGAGCAATTGATTACGTGGTCGCCAACTACTAAGGGTAAGACAGATATGGTAATGGCTCTGTGGTTCTGTGAGATTAGAGCACGAGAGATGCTCAACCAAGGTATGCACAAAACCCACCATATGAAGAACCCTTTTCTATCTCGCTATGAGGTAGGCAAACGAACAGTTATCAACATAGATGAACTGCTCGCAGAAAAAGATCGTACGTTCATCTAACAAGGAGATAACAATGGCAAATATAAAAAAGCCTGGTGGAAGACCAACAAAAGAACAAATCAAAAATCTTAAACCAAAGGGTCCTAGTGTTAAGCCAACACAGCAAAAGCCAAAGCCAAAAATAACTGCTAAGCCAAAAGGTCTTAATGATTATCTTGATAAAGGTCAAACACCTCCAAGCAGAAACAAAAAGTTACCTTCAGATGCCGATGTAATTCTTAAGGGTTACAACGATAAGAAGACTATTGCAAAATTAAAAGCACGTAAAAATAAGTAAGGACCCCACATTGTTATCAGTCAAAGAAGTTGACGCTAAGCTAGCACGCTTACGTACTCGCTCATCAGCGAGAGATCAACGTATGCGTGATGTGCTCTCGGTGCGTCAGGGAGATATCTCTAAGGTATACCCTGCAATGTTTTCAGAGGAATACCCAAAGCCTCTAGTTGCAAACTTCATTGACGTCGCAGCACGCGACTTAGCAGAAGCAATGGCACCACTGCCATCCTTTAACTGCTCAGCAACCAATATGGTTTCAGATGCAGCACGCAAAGCTGCAGATACTAGAACTCGTATTGCAAACTTTTATGTAACAAACTCTGACCTACAACTGCAGATGTACACAGCAGCAGACTGGTATAACACCTATGGTCTTGGTATCGGTATGGTTGAGATGGACTTTGAGGATAACAATCCTCGTATCCGTATGCTTAACCCATTTGGTACATACCCAGAGTTAGATCGCTATGGTCGCGTTATGTCTGTTACTCAGGTCATCGTTACTGATGCAGAGACACTAGCTGCACAATACCCAGAGTATTACGATTTAATACTAGGCAAAAACCAGTATGCTCTTTCTTCTCCTTATATCTCAATGGTCAAGTACCACGACAAAGACCAAGACCTGCTCTATCTACCAGAGCGTAAGAACTTAGTTCTATCACGCACACCTAACATCTTAGGTAAGGCAATGGCATCTGTCGTAATGCGTTCATCTCTTGACGGAGAAGCACGTGGACAGTTTGATGATGTACTCTCAGTACAACTTGCTCGTGCTCGTTTTGCAGTATTGCAGATCCAAGCAGCAGAAAAATCTATCCAAGCACCTATTGCTATCCCACAAGATGTGCAAGAACTGGCTCTTGGTCCAGATTCAATTATGCGTTCTGCTAACCCACAAGGTATTCGTCGTGTTCCACTAGATCTACCAGCTGGCATCTTTGCAGAGTCTGGTGTATTAGAGCGTGAACTACGTCTTGGTGCTCGTTATCCAGAATCTCGTTCAGGTAACATTGACGCATCAGTTGTAACAGGTCGTGGTGTTCAAGCACTACAGGCTGGCTTTGATACACAGATCAAAGCAGCACAAGCACAGTTTGCTCGTATGTTCCAAGAACTTATCTCAGTTTGCTTTGAAGCAGATGAGAAAGTATTTGGTGGTATTCCAAAGACTATCAAGGGTTCAGATGATGGAACACCTTACGTTCTTAAGTACACACCATCTCGTGACATCAAGGGTGAGTACGGCGTAGATGTACGCTACGGAATTATGTCTGGTATGGACCCAAACCGTGCCATCATTGCTTTACTACAAATGCGTTCAGACAAGCTCGTATCTCGTGACTATGTACGTCGTGAGATACCAATGGACTTAAATGTTACGCAGGAGGAACAACGTGTTGATATTGAAGAAATGCGCGATTCTCTGCGGGTGGCTGTTGCTCAGTATGCTCAAGCCATTCCAGCGTTGGCAGCGCAAGGTCAAGACCCTAGTGAGATTATCACCCGCATTGCAACTGTTATCCAAGGTCGCCAAAAGGGTCAATCGCTAGAGAGCACAATCGAAAAAGCATTTACACCAGAGCCACCTCCAACCCCAGAGGTACCACCTATGGCACCAGGTATGGAGCAACAGATTCCAGCGGCAGGTGCGGCCTCCGCCCCGGCCTCAGCGCAACCTCCACAAGAACAAGGTGGTATGGCCCCTGCTGCTGGTCAACGTCCAGATATAGCCCAATTACTCGCTGGTATCACCGGCGCAGCTTAAGCAGAGGAGGTGTAAATATGAACAAGGGATCTCGCGCAGCAGCGCCAATGTCAAAGCCAGTAGAAGGTAAGAAGGACACATCCAAGCCAGCAGGACCAGGCAAGGTAGTTCCATCAATGATGCCAGCAGGCCGTCGTGGCAACGCAGTAAAAAAGGGATAATAACTTTTTAATGAGAGGTGTACTGGGCGATGAAAGATGATAAATACGTTCCTCGTCCAGTACGCTTTCTTGATTTCGTTGTTGTAGGCGTAGGTTTTATACACAACATAGCATCATCTGTTGAAACTTTAACAGGTGAACTAATGGAATTAGCAATTTATCAATCAAATCATCTTACTCAAACCAATAGGGCTTGGGAAGATATGACAGCAGATTTAGAAAAATTAGAGGAGGACAAACAGTGAGTATGATGAATCCACTTGCCGGTCCTGGTGGTCCAGGAAAGTTCTCTACACGTACAGATAAATTAGAATTAGGTTCCACAGCATACGGCGAAGGCGTTGAGACGCAGGCTATTAAGTCAGGCGCTCCGCTAGCTAAGACTGGTGATGTACGCCCAGCACGCGCAGGTGATGTACGCGAGGCAGCAACACAGACACCAATTACACCATTGTTTGCACCATCAGATCGCCCTGGTGAACCAATAACTACTGGTGTTAATATAGGAGCAGGTGCTGGTTCTGAAGCCCTAATGATGCAGTCACAATTTGCACAACGTAAGATTTCAGATATTTTGGCAGAGATGATTCCGTATGACAATACTGGAGAAGTAGCAATTCTTTATCAGAACGCAATAGCGCGAGGTAACTAATGGCTGATAATATTTCATCAGCAGCCTACGCAGCAAAATTAGCAGCAGAAGATCTTAAAAGAGTAGAGGCATATAATAAATCCCTTAAGACTCATAAAGAGTTAATTAATCTTCCACCTGATTTAGCAAAGCAGCAGTATGGCAAACTTACACCTGCACAGCAAAAATCATTAGTACAGCAATATGGCAATGAAGATCCTGCAGTAAAGCCAGATCAAAGTTTGCTTTCTACTGCTTGGAACTATACAGGCGGTGCTGTTGTAGACCTTTTAGGTAAAGGTCTTGCTGGATTACAAAATGTATCTGACTTTTCTACACGTTTATACAGAACAGTTGCTATCGCAGGCGATCAAGGCGTAGACCTTAACAAAGCCTGGGATATTGCCAACGATAAAGGTGACAAAGTATTTAGCCCAAATCGTATTGACCGTGCTAGAGAACTATTTGATACCAATGCAGTTGACGTTGCTATACGTCTTGCATCTGGAGAAGACCAAGGAAAGATTCTTAAAGAAGCTACACCTGAGCAACTTAAATATTTGAAACTACACGACAAGTCTCAGGGTACAAAAGAAGAACAAGACCTGTTTCAAGACACGTTGGATGCTGTTCAAGCAGCCAAATACTCTCCTGGTCGTCAACTTGCAAATTTAATTACACCTGAAAAGTATGAAGGCTCTGGTTTCTTTTACAAATTAGTATCTGGATCTGCAGATGCAATCTTTCGTATTGCTGCTGATCCACTTATTGTTGCTGGAAAAGTTAAGAAACTCTATGACATTAGCAAATATTCGCTAGAAGTTGTAGTCGGTAGCGCAGCACGTGATGGTGTTGCTTTTTCAAAGTACTTTGACCAGCCAAAAACTGCTGCTTTTTGGAATGACTACGGTTCAAAACTAAAGTCATACCGCGAAGCAAACGCTGTAGGTAACACTGAAGCCAAAGCACAGCTTATTGAAGAGATGAAAATCCTTGCACCTGAATTTGGTCCTGCAGTTATTCAAACATTTAATAAAGCAGATGAACCTATTGAGGATGTCCTCACAGCAAAAGCATATTTCCTTAACACAAAGCAACTAGATGAGATGTTAAAGGGTGCAGGAGGCCGTCGTCGCGTTATTGCTCCTCGTATGACTGAATCTCGTAAACTACGAGTTGCAGCATTAACTCAAGTTAACAAAGTTTTTAACATTGACAAGGTTGGACCAGTTCTAACAAGTGCATCTTTCTTTGACCAGGACGCAACAGATGCAGGAATCTACAAGGCAATTACAGAAGGCCGTGAACAGATTGTAGAAACTGTTAATGCTCTTAACAAAACCAAGAAGATCGGCGTTGCTCGCTTTTCAGTAGCAGACATTAACGTACGAATTGACAGATTCAAGCAACGTTTTGCTATTGCTCCTATGTTTAGAGATGATGAGTTTGATTTACTAGATCCTAATGCGCCAGATTATATCTATCGCTTAGCACGCCTAGTATTTCCACAACGTGAATCAAAGTTAGCTGCAGAGACTTTTCGTGGTCTTGAAGATTTAGGACAGCGCAAGGACTTCTTTGGCGGATTGATGGATAACATCACAGATATTCGTGGAATTAACACAACAGAACCTACACAAAACGTAGGTCGTCTAATTGCTGGTAAAGGCAAAACTAAGTTTGATAATACTGGCGGAGAACTAGACTCAGTTGGTGCATTTGCTACAGATTTCAACAGCAAAGTTACAGTTCCTAGCCTAGTAGACATTGATCGCCTTACTGCTCGCAGTACACTAGGACAGAAGTTACTAGGTCCTGTAGCAAACAACGAGTTCTTAGAAAAGACTGTAGGTATGTGGTCGTTTCTAACTCTTGCTGGACCACGTTATGCTATTCGTAACTCAATTGAAGACTTAATGGTTAACCTTGCTATTGGTGAGACTCCTTGGGGTCTTGTAGCAAGCCGTCGTTTAAGTACACGAGTATTAACAAGCCTACAATCTGCAAGTAAAACTGGTGGATTAGAGGGAATATCAAACAGTCCATTAGGTACTGTAATGCGTATCCTTAATAAGGAAGAAGCGCAGCGTTATGGCGATGAAATTACAAAACTAGACACTGTTCTTGTAGCTAACAAAGCAGAAATTAAGCGTCTTCGTAAAGTAATTGAAGATTCAACTGACGATAAAGTTATTGCTAATGCTCGTAACCAGATCTCTAAGTTACGCAAAGAAACAGATATAGATGTAGTACGCAAGACCCGTGAGATTATGGCATCTGCCCTAACCCAAGGTCGCGTTAATAACTTCTTGAAGTCTCAAGGTCGTAAGCCTTTGAATCAGGATGCAATAGACTTACTCTCAGAGCAGATTATCTACGGTGATATTGAGAACTTCTTATCTGTTATCTCAGAAGGTGGCTTTAATTTTGCTACCGGTGGTGACTTCCTTTCAAGTGCTGTTGGTTTTACCAAGTTGCACAAGGTTCGCTCTACAGAACTACGCATCACAGGTCCTAAGCAGCAATACACCCGTGCTCAAGGAGCACGTGGCTTTAAGTCTATTGGTTTAACTAACCAAGATGAAGCCTCTATGGTGTCCTATCTACTACGTATCTCATATGTATCTAATGATGAACTAGGTGCAATAGCTGTAGCAAACTTAGATAATCCAGAAGTTGCTGTTAAACTTATTGCAGATTACCTACGCAAGAATCCTAAGATTGTTGATGAATCTATCCTTAAAGCTAAGAATATTAGCATTGATGAGCACGCACAGATTGTTTATGATCGTACTCGTAAGGTCTTTGAAACACGTCGAGTAGGTGCAGATGGAACTAAAGAGCTTAACAAAGATTTACTTGAAAAGGTACGCACAGTAGATGATAACGGCGAATATGTAGTATCAGGTCGTGTATCACTAGAGGATCTATATACTCAAAGTGATATGGATTTACCAGAATCTGTACTAGGACCGCAGCTTGTTCCTGTTTCTAATACAGGAAACTACACAGCATCTCTAATGGAGAACGGCTGGCGCTGGTTAGGTATGGCTAACGCCCGTATATCACGTCAACCTATTGTAGTTTCTGAGATGTTAGACATCCGCAAGTCAATGCGTAAGACAGGTTTTGAAGATGCTTGGATTGCATCCTACACAAAGGGTATTAACCCAGCAGAGCAGGGTCTTATTGACCAAGCTACTGAGTTAGCAAAGCGTGATCTTGCTAGAGTTGTAGAAGAACGTGCTATTGGACAGACACTGGCTTACATTGATAATCCATTAGTACGTTCACAAGTATCTTTTTCTGTCCGTAACTTTGCACGATTCTATCGTGCTACAGAAGACTTCTATCGTCGTATTGGTCGTGCTGTAAGGTACAACCCAGAGTCAATCGCAGTAGCTGCATTGACATACGAGGGGATTAGCCACTCAGGGTTTATTCAAGAAGATGACCAAGGTGAAAAGTACTTTGTTTATCCTGCTATTGCTCCTGTCTACAATGCAATTCAAAAGGCTTTAGATGGTATGGGTATCGGTGCTGAATTTAAGGCTCCGTTTCCAGTACAGTTTGGTGCTCAGCTTAAAATGCTTACACCATCATTGAACCCTGATTCAATTGTTCCTACATTTGCAGGTCCAGTTGGAGCGCTAAGCGTTAAGACATTAACCGGTCTAGTAGATTTCTTTGGAGCACCAGGTGCTGCAGATACTATTACTCGCCTAACATTAGGCAAGTATGCTGTAGATCAACCTATTGTTTCTTCATTCTTACCAGCACACGTTAACCGTTTGATTTCAGCTATGGACCGCGATGAGCGTGATTCACAGTATGCATCTGCTTATCGTAAAGCAGTAACTTACCTTGAAGCAGGTGGTCACGGTATACCTAAGACTTACGATGCAGAAGGTAACTTGATTCCTCCTACTGCTCAGCAATTAGAAGAATACCGTTTAATGGTTAAGCAAACTACTATGAACATCTTGGGTATGCGCTTTGTATTTGGTTTCTTTGCACCAGCCTCACCGCAGGTACAACTTAAATCTGATATGAATGAGTGGGTACGCGATAATGGTCGTGCTAACTTTAAGCAACTTTGGAACGATCTCAAGGATGAGTATGCAGGAGACTACGACGCAGCAATGAAGCGTTGGGTAGAACTTTATCCTGACCAAATTGCTTTTACTGTTCCAGAATCAGAGCGTACGACTGTTGCTTCATTTAGTTATGCAGAAGAATCAGGCGCTTTTGTTGAAGCAAACCAAGAACTATTCAAGCAGTACCCAGAAGGTGCAGCCTTCTTGATACCAAATAAGAGTGGCTTCTCTTGGGATGCTTACAAGAATATGACTGATATGGGTCTTCGTAAGAATCAAAGAGTAGACGAGCATCTACGTAAGATTCAAACAGCAGCAGATCTACAGACTTACTATGACCGCAAGGATGAATACGAAAGCAGTCTAAAGAACTCTGTAACTGATTACGAGAGAAGTCGTCTACGTAAAGAGTTTACTAATTGGAAGACAATCTTTTTTGCAGGGCGACCATTAGTAGCAGAAGAATTAGCATCAGGTGGTCAGAGGAAGATTGATGCAATCAATGCTTTCAATGACTTTGAAGATATGCTATCTAACCCAGCGGTTCGTGCTGCAAGTCCTAAAACTTTTGATGCAATGCAGGCAATGCTTCAAACATACCTATTGTATAAAAAAGAGAAAGACCGCTATGACCGCTTTGGCGGATCATCAACACTGATTCAAATTGCAAAGGATCAGGCAATCATAAAACTGCGTGAACAAGCACAGTTTAACGAGAACACAATGGCAGCATATGATTCCCTATTCGGAACTTTACTAGGAGACTAAATTGGCTAAATATTCAGATGACGCTAAATATGTTAGCGCGTTTAATCGCTCACTAAAAGCGTCCAATCAGGCTAAACTGTTATTAGTAGACCTTAACCGAGCCATTCCTGGAACAAAGAAGCACAGTGAATTAAAGATAAGATACGATGCAGCAAAGGCAACTGCCAATGCGGCAGAAGCTGAACGTGCTGCACGCAAACAAGAAATTGATAATCTTGAAGCCAGAGAAAAGAAAGCAAAAGAAACTAAAAAAAGCAGTGAGTCATTAAAGGCAGAACTGCCTCAACTACAGTATGAACTACAGGTTGCACAAAATAAAGGTGACGCTGTTGAAATTAAAAAAGCACAAGATGCTATTAAGAAGGCTAAGGATAAAGCAGCAGGCATAAAGTCCACTCCTCAGGGTGGGACTGCCGCTGGAGAAACAGCAACTGAAGGAACAGAAGAAGAAGCACCTGCTGTTTCATTAACAGATTTTCTTAAAGATGCCATTGGTAATCCAGATAAAATTAAAAAGTTACAGCAAGCACTTACAGATGCTAGAACTTACAAAGGTCCAATCAATGGTGTATTTAATGCTGAGACGTTGGTACCTGCGGCTGAAAAAGCTGAAGAAAAATTAGGTATCTACGCAGGTTTAGGTATTGTATTTAATGATCGTTTTGAAGGATATGCACGCCTTGCAAATGGAGATACTGGTGAAGCAGGTACAGGCAGAGCAGAACTTGAAGACTATGTAACAATAGCGTCACCTTCGACTGCAAAAAATGCTATCAATTTAGTTTTTCAAGCAGAACTTCAACGTGACGCAACAGCAGAAGAACTTAAAAAACTTACACCTAATCTTATTGCAGCTCAAAAGAAGAATCCAAATAGAGTTAAGATGGTTAATGGCGTTCGCCAAACTACGCAAGGTCTTGATGTAGGACAATGGATTACTGATAGAGTTCAAAAATTACCTGAGTACGCTCAACGTAAAAAAGACACAACAATTCCTTCTATTCAGATACTACAAGAAACTGCACGAAATAATGGGTTAACTTTACTTCCAAACCAGATTGAATCCTATAGACTTAGACTTCAAAATGGTGAAAAAGTAGAAACTATCCAATCTAATATTCGTGCAATTGCAGCTAATGCAATGCCAGATAATGTTAAAAAACTATTAGAAGCAGGTAGTGATTTGAATGAGGTATATCAACCATACCGTCAAAGTATGTCTACTATCTTAGAAATTCCAATGGATAAAATTGACCTTAATGATCCGACTCTTACTAACGCTATTACTGACAAGGGAAATATGACACTCTTTGATTTCAAAAAGTCCCTACGCAAAGACCCACGCTGGCAGTATACAGATAATGCTCGTGAGATAGTCTCATCTGGATTAACACAAGTCCTCAAAGACTTTGGATTTATGGGGTAAACAATGGCTATTAAAACTTCACTAGAAAAGCAAGAAGCCGCATTAGCAGCTCGTGGTGTAAAACTACCTGTTGATGATAAACCAACTATTATTAAAAAACCATCTACTGGTAGTAAACCATCTGGTAATAATAAAAAAGTTGATGATAAGAAAGTTGTAGATACTACAGCCATAGATGCTGCAAATGCACGCATTGCGGCACTTGAAGATGAAATTGCAGCAGGAAAAACTGAAGATGAAAAAGATGCGTTACGTCTAAAGCAAGAAAGAGAACTTGCTGCTGCGGAAAAGAAAGAAAAGGCTCAATCAATTTATGACACAGTTACTTCTGAATTAACAAGACTTGGTTTACCTTCTTTAATTACTCCTTTAAGAGAAATCTTTGAATCAGGTATTACAGATGGAGAGTCACTTCGTTTGGCTTTGTCACAACGACCTGAATACCAAGCACGTTTTTCCGCTAACGCAAAGCGTATAGCTGCAGGTTTATCTGCACTTAGCCCAGCAGAATACATCCAACTTGAAGACCAATACCAGAACGTTATGCGTAACTATGGACTACCTGCTACATACTATGCTAAAGATTCCACTGGAAAACAGATTGGTTTTGATGAACTTCTAGGTGGAGATGTATCTGCTACAGAACTTGAAGAGCGTTTAATTACAGCACAAGACAGAGTACTTAAGTCTAACCCAGAAGTATTAGATGCCCTTAAGAATTTTTATCCTGATATTAGTAATGGTGATATCTTAGCCTATACGCTGGATCCTAAAAACGCACTTAAAGATATCCAACGCAAGGTTACTACAGCCGAAATTGGTGGAGCAGCTATGCAAGCTGGACTTAATCTAGGAAATACTCCAGAGGCAAGAGCAGCGTATGCAGCACGTGCAGCAGAATTAAGTGCTGCTGGTATTACTAAACAGCAAGCACAACAAGGCTTCCAAGCAGTTGCAGAAGTTGCACCTCGTGGTAGCCAACTAGCAGAGATTTACAAGCAAGACCCATATACACAGACAACAGCAGAGGCTGAAATCTTTGGACTTGCTGGTTCTGCAGAGGCTGCAAGACAGCGCAAAAAATTAACATCACTAGAAACTGCCGCATTTGGTGGCAGTGCCGGTGCTGGTGCAATAGCACGAGACAGAGCCGGAGTACTATAACAAGCCTGCCACTAGAACGACTGGCCTAGTGGAGCGATAACAAGACCAGGAGTAGGAGCCATACCGTTTCCCCAAACGAATATGAGGCCTGCGCCAACAACTAATAGGGAGAAGGACCACTATGTCCAATTACGACTACGAGGATGATGACGACTTCACAACTGAAGACACATCAAACGACCTAGTAAAGCAACTACGCAAAGCGTCTAAACAAAAAGATAAAGAACTACAAGAGCTTAAGGCTCAGTTTGAATCTTTGAATAAGTCGCAGCGCGAAAGAGCAATAAAGGATGCCCTCGCAGCTCGCGGGGTAAACAGCAAAATTGCTTCATTTATCCCACAGGATATAGACCCAACTGAAGAGTCTGTATCTAAATGGCTTGAAGACTATGC